GTTGTTAAAAAATTAACGGCTTTTTTGGTACGATCCTAACGTTCTCTCAGTTAATAAAAGAGCATTTTTTTGAAAAAGACTACACTCCCACAGCGCTTCTCCGTCGCCCCTATGTTGGATAGGTGCTACTTTCCTTATTTTTAAAGGGTTTCGAGGTTTCTTGGGGGACGTTTGGGGATCCCTTTAATTTATTTTGGGGATCCCTTTACTGCTGAAGCGCTATTTATTAAGAACGACTGTATGTAATTTTTCTGCGGTATCCCTAGCCATAGCTCGACGATCGTCTATTAGTTTTGCCAAGTCGCGCAAATCAATCATCCAGGCGGCGCGTTCTGAATCTCTTAGCTTAAATACAGGGCATGGCAAACGGCCGGCAGCAGCCATTAGTGCAGCCTGGCGAAACTTCACACCAAAGTATTCTTCGCAAACATCCTGCAGTGCTACTTGTGGTTTCTCAAAGCGAGCCATCAGTAAAAATAAAGTATTCATTATTTCTCTCTCTCAAATACCCAGCACTTCACTGACGTGGGGCGTTTATCGTAATGATGTTGGTCGTTGTAGCGGGCGTTTACTGCGCTGTTTACGGTGCGAACACCAATAAACTTGCGTGATCGGCTGGTTTTAAGTACCCGTTTAAGCTCGGTAAGCGGTGGGAACTGCTGCCGGCGTTCGCTGGCTACTTCGGCAAAATGGTTAAGGTTAACGGCAATTAGCCCAGGATCGCGGCTATGGTTAAGTACCGGGTGTTCGTCTTCGTCGATAAACTCAAAGGCATCCCAGAATTCTTGCACCAGAGGATGATCGGCGTTAATTACAAGCTGGCGTTTCACTGTTAGCTGCAGCAGCAATTGATGCGTCTGGTCAATTTGCTCCTGGTTTACTTCTGCCACCAAGGCAAGCGCTTCTACCAGCGCACAAAGCTGGGCATGATTTTTCATAATACGAATGTTTTTTACATCGCTATTGCTGGCCAACCAATCTTCGTAATACCTGGTGCGCTCTGTTATAACGCGCAGTACTTCTGCTTCTTGTAAAATAGCTTTAAGCATAAAGCCGCTAACTTCTTCAAGGCTTACTCGCTCTAACCATTCTGCGGCTTCTTTAGTTTTTACGGTTTGGCCACTGCGGTCGGTGTGAATTTGAATGATACGTTGCAGTACTGCCTCGCTGGCGTTTACTTCGGCGTTTTGTGCTATCACTAATGCCCCGCGAAACGGCGGCTCGTAGGTTTCATTGCCGTTATTGCGTAAACCGCGCGATCGCACACTTCGGCCGTTATACAGCGGTTTAGTCTCGTCCCAATCAAAGCCTTTTTGCTTAGGGTCCTTACCATCGCCACGGTCACCCTCTATTAGCACCACTGGCATATTCGACACCTGGGCAAAATTACGTGCCCGGGCAGCAAGGGTACTTTTACTGGGATCGAAGCCTTCGTATTCATTACGGCCGGCTAGTTTCCACATAAATTCTATTAGCGTTGTTTTACCGGTACCAGGCTCGCCGATCACTTCCAAAAACGGGTAACTTTTGTGTGCCTTACGTATTTGCTCGGCAAAAAAACTGCCAAACCAATACGCCAGGGCGACAAAGCCTTTAGCACCAAACGCCTGCCACAACATACGTGGCCATTGATTATTGATCTTTTTAAAGTCGCGGTTTAGGTGTAAGTCTACTGACTGGTTTAGGCTTTTAATGCTCAACTTACCAATATCAAAGAAATCTTCCTCGTTGAGTGTAAATAGGCGGCCATCTTTTACTGCTACATCATTAAACACATAGCACTCATACTCGCGGCTATAACCAATAAAGTCGGTGGTTTGCACGCGCTTAATGTTAAATAGCTGCCGGCTCATTAGCCTGTCTAATTGGCCACTTTGGCCAGTGAATACCGCCCCGGGTGCGATACCCAGTAAGCGTTTTTTGAACTCACTGCCGGAGCTGAGCTGACTACCCGAAAAGGTGTTTTTAACACTGGAACCATCGTGCAGGAAATCTACCCGGAAGTAGTACCAGGATTCATCGGTAAGTTTGTTCTCCTGGTAATACAGCGCTTGTGGAAAACAGTTAGCAATTTCGGCAACGCTGCCGGCTTCCTGAATCGCCCGCTCGCGTATTTCTTCATCGCTTAATTCCAGGCCTTCGCGTTCGGCCGCTTCAATAACCTGGCTTTCTGCCTTATTAAAACGGTCGAGATCCAACTTAAACCAGTACAAGCGGTTATTGTGGCCAAACGGGAACTCCTTCCAGCCATGCTTGCTATACATCAGCAGCGCCTTTTGTGGTGCACTGCCAGCAATTAATAATTTACCGTTGTATCGATACTCGTCTAAGTCTTTGCTGCTTAGCCGTTCGCGCTGGTGCAGCTCGTTCCAATCTAGCTTTATACGTGCTGCCGGTGGCTGGGCAGCGGTTGCCCGCCAGCCCAATTCCCGTGCTAACTTAACAAATTTTTTAGTGAACATTTCCCCGGCTTTGCCATCGTCCAGGGCAAACACTAAAGTAGGGCGGCTGCTGGCGGGCAGCTTTAGGGCTAATGTTTCTAAAAACTTTTCAGGAAAGTTATTGCAGCTCATTAGCGCGCCGGCGTTAACGCCGTTTTGTAGCAGAGCTATTGCGTCAAACACACCTTCGGTAAACCAAAGCTCGTCTTTGCTAGCAATAGCTAGCGGATCCCAATTAGGCGGCAACCAGCACAGGCCTTGGTATTTACCTACAAAGTTGGCTTTTTGCTTGCCGAACCGCTCTGGCCGGTCAATAAAGCGCTCCCAATATACGCCCGGGGCAATTTCAAACCGCACTGTGGCGGTACCCATATCGCGTTTACCACAGTAAAAACTGCTCTGGGTGTACCAGCCTAATAACTGGCTAATATCAAAACCCCGGCCATGCTGCAGGTAAGCATCAGCCGTAGCGTTCGGGTTGGCTATTGTGCCGGCGCTGGCAGTTTGTGATACAGGGAAACGGTCACTCCAACTGTTAAACAGCTCGGGGTAAATCTCCTTTATATGGTAGCTTTCACCGCATTTATTTAGGCGACCGCAGCGCAGCAGCCAAGGGCTGCTGGCATTGGTGTAAAGTTCTTTTTTGCCGCAGGCAGGGCAACGGCCCTGCTGCAAAAACTCGCTACTGCCTTCTTTAAAGCCAAAGTCGTTAAGCAGCCGCGGCAAAACCTCTTTGTGTAACTCTGGGTACATACTGCTGCCCTTATTATTATCGGTTTTGCTGTGCATCTGGCTGATCCAGCTGGGCCAGGCACTCGGCAAATTCGCTATGTAAGACAAAGAGTAAGTGCCCTAGCGCGTTGGCATTAACAACTGTTTGCGGTTGGCATAGATTAAGTAACTTCTGCACTGCGCCCAGCGCCTGAATAGTGCAGTCCAGCGTCACCAGTTTATCTTCTAGCGTGCGCTCAGTTTCTGCCATGGCTGGCCTCCCGCAGTATTAACGCTGCAGATGCAACGGCGGTGTCCCACTCTAAGCCGCCAACAGGGTTAGGCCATAACCGTGGCGCATTGGCGTGCTGATCGCATTGCTGCATAACTACCAGGCAATCTGCTAACGCTGCCGCTAGGCTGGCGTGTTGCTGTTGTAGCTGTCGCACTGCTGCCATTGCCGGTGCGTTACCAAGCAGGTAGGTTTCCTTGCCGCCAGGCCCAGCAAAATGGCTCAGGCCGTTGTTCTCTGCAAAAGCAATGATACGTGGGTCAATAAACTTATTGGTTACGCTGTCGCCGGCAGCCATATCAACGCCAAGCCAAGTTTTGGTCACTGCAGTTGGCAAGATTGGTTTTATCTCGTAGTCATTAGCAGATACGGGGTGACAGCCAAGATCTTCTGGCGTAGCCAGCCGAATTTCCCGTATTGCCGCATGTGCTAGGTCGGTTGTTTTCAGTGCTAGTTCCGAAGCCCGGTCACTGCAACCTGCTGCAATAATGCGCGTTTCTGTCTTGTCGGCGTCGCGGCAAAACAACGTAACAACAAATTTTTTAATGGGCTTATTGGCCCAGAACAATGCTGCGTCAAACTCGCACTGGCTATTAACTGGCTGGCTCATGCTGTTACCTCCGGCTGTGTTACAACAGGTAACAGGTACTGGTCGTACTGCGTTTCCTGTTTTTTCGTGCGTTCAGCCTCGTTGACTGCCGCTAAAAGCAAACCGGTTTTTAGCCTTAGGTTTTCAGCCTCTAGCCTGATTATTTCGTTTTGCAGCCAGGCATAGCTATGTGGCGAATGCTGCTCTATGGCTGCCAGTGCCAATATTGTTTTAAGCTTCATCATGCTGCATCCCCACGCTTGTTGCTCATCCAGTCGCGCGGCAAGCCGCCACGGCTGGCAATCATATTGTGTATTGCAAGGGCAATACGCTCGGCTTCCTCGCTGCTGGCGGTAAAGCGCCGGCCAGGTAATGCCCAGCCAGATATCCCGCGCTGAATGTCGTGCTTTAACGTGGCATAGCCAATAGTTAAATCGCGGCCGTATACAATGTTTGGGTTGGCGGCTTTTTTGTTGTAACGATAGGGTTTATTCATTTGGGTGTTCTCCCATCGTGAAAATCTAGCTCTGGCAGGCGTTTGTGTAATGCCAGCGCGTCCTTTAGCGTGAGGTTTAGCCGAAACTGCACCAGGCGATCGCCAGTTTTTTGGCAATGAATAGTGATTTCAAATACGCCATAGGCCCCGTTCTCACTATCAACAATATTTAGAAGTACAGCGTCTACCGGGCAGCTAATATTTGCCGCCCCCATTACCGTAATAATGCCGGGTTCAAACTGACAAATAGCCGTGTCTGGATGCGGGTTTGGGGTGCGTAATAGGGTGGGTGATGCTCTGCTCATGCAGCACCTCCTGCAAATACCCAGCATTTAACGGGTTTATGGGTAATAACACTGCGCACTGCCAAGCTGGCATCGCGCAGGCGCTTGCTGGCCTTTAGATCTTTAAGTAGCGTTGCCTTATGTTGCTCGGGCAGGCCGTGGCGTTGGCAGGCGCTGGTGTACTCGTTTAGGTTTATGGCCAGCAGGGTAGGATCGGCACTGTGGTTAAGTTGTTCGCCAAGTTGTGCCAGTTTTTCTAAGTGGCTAAAGAACTGGGTGGCAAGCTCGGGCTCTGCGTTAGGATCAACCGCTTTACCTATGGCCAGTAACGGCGGTGCAGCTTGGCCTAGCAGAGTGCTCACGTTACTTAACATGCCATGCAAAAAGTTACGTAACGCCGGATCCTGTTCTTTCTGCAGTTTGTTTAGCAGGGTTAAGGCTTGCTTTTGCAAATTGATGATGGGCGCAGCAGCCTTAACAGATGCCTGCATCTGGTAAAAGCCCTGCTGGCGTATTGCCGGCAGTATTTCTTCTACCACCCAGCTTTCAAACTTTTCAGCAGCAGGTAGCTGTGAGCGGAAAATTAGCCGGTAAACATCTGGCTCGGTGATCATGGTCATTTGCTGCATACCGCCTGCAGTGGGGACGCCCTGAATCAGGGCACCCTTGCAATGCGCGGCGATGGCGTTGCGTGGCTTAACATAACCTAATAGCTCGGCCACATCGTTACCCACGAATAAGGCCCGGCCTTGCTCGTCTATTTGCACGCGAACCTGGCTCATAAGGCCGTCATGGCCAAAACTAAATTGCTGTAATTGGCTCATACTGCACCTCCTGCGTTCTGCCATTCGCATGCACCGTCTTGCGCGTTTCCGCCTGTGGCGATGTAGCAGGCGCCGTCTGCTAATACTGCTATACAGCCAGGAACCCAACTTTCAGGATCGCGCAATTCGTTTACCCAGCCGGATACTTCGTTATCGCAAATAACAACAACACCTCCGGTATACTGCGGGTTATCTTGGCGGTACTGAATCGCCAAGCTTCTAGCTGAATTTAAGCGGGAATATTCAGGCAGCTTGGCATTTTCAAACTTTACCAAAAGCCTGCGGTTCTCCTGTTTGCAGTCGCGCTCTTTCACCTGGTAAATGGCAACGCCATACTCGTAGATGCCAGTGATTACACCTTCAATAATTTCAGTACCAATGGGAAAAGGGGGTTGGATGTCGTTTTCTGCAAACCATTCTTTGCACCGCTGCTTATGTAATCGCTCAATGTTAATGTCGATGGCATCGAGACAATCCAGATCATCGCGCTCGATGTCCCAGCTGAACTGGCAGTGTAGCTTTAATGCCAGCTCAAATCCGTCAGTAGGGTAGGCATATGCACGCTGCAAGGTCTCAAAGTCTGCACCCATCTCATTAGCTGCAATTCTTAGCGCGTGCTCGATCATTTCATCGGTAATACCAGGGCGGCGCATCATGCTGCACCTCCCATAAAGTCAAACAGAGGCTTGCACAGCTGAACCGCTCTCTCGCTAGTCATGTTATCGAATAGCTTTTGTGCGACCTCCCAACCTTGTTCTGAATCGGCGAATTTGAGAGCAGTAGAGGAAACACCTAAACCTTCAGGCTGGGCGAATACTCTTACTTCAGGCTCACCAAAATCAGCTTGCTGAATTAAGCAAAGTATCTGCCCTTTTTCAGTGCTAAAAATCTTGGCAAATTCTTTCATTGCACACCCCCTTGCTTATCAAAAAGGGGTTGGCACATTTTCAGTACCAGGCGTTCGTCCATAATTTGGAACACCTCAACGGCTTTTTCCCAGGATGGTTTATTGGCAATGTGCATGGTGGCGTGCTGCATAACCCCGAATTGCTGAGGTTGTATAAACAGCTGAATAGTTGGGCAGCCGTTTTTTTCACAGGGTAACAACAGGGCTACAATTTGGCCTTTGTGGGTGTTAAACAGTTTGGCAAAAGGTTGGTTGGGTTTGTCGGCGGCAGTGGGATTAATGCGTTGCATTAAGGTTTCTGCGGCCAAGTCGGAGAATGGCTTGCTTTCGCTGCCATCAATATGAAATGCGCCCTCAATAGTGTTAATTACAAAGCCGTGTTTCATTGCCGGCAGTAATGTATTTAGGGCGTGGGTGATATGTGCTGTCATACTGCACCTCCTACACCAAAGCTGCTACGCTGAAACACCCAGCATTTAACGCTGGTGTCGGAGATGGCGCTGTTTACGGTTTTATTGCCAAGCAGGGCTGGGCTTTGTTTAAGGGCAGCGCACAGCTCTGTACGTGACGGGCAGGTGAGTTGGTGGTGTTTGCAGTAACGCTGGTACTCTTGCAGGTTAACGGCCAGTAAGCGGCCATTGCGGCTGTGGTTTAGCTGTACATTTTGTGTAAGCAGGCTGGCAATGTTGGCAAAGAACTGCTCTAGCAGCCCGGCTATTTCGGGGGCTACGTTGCCATGCACAATGTCTTGCAGGGCAGGCGAGCTGGCACCAATGCTGCTGCGCACCCGCACAAAGTCTTCATACAGCATATGTTGTACGGCAGGATCTAGCGTTTCGCAAATTTGTTGCAATAAACGGTAGCTGTGTTTTTGGGCGGTAATAATACGGTTGGCGTCTAGCTGAGGTTGCTGGTAGCCGCCGGTTTTGCGGATGCTGGGTAACACTTCGCTGGTTACCCATTTTTTAAAACGCTTGGCGCTATCTTTGCGGCTGGTGAGGATTAACGAATACAAACCTGATTCGTTAATACAGTTTAATTCCTGCTTACCGCCAAGGGTGTCCATAGTATGGACACCCTTTTCATCTTCATCTAAGCGCGCAATCACATTACGTGGATTGGCGATTTCCAGTGCAGCACAAACATCGTTAGCTACAAACCAGATATCGCCATTGCTATTCGGTATTACTCGAACGCTGGCTAAATGATCGTCTTGCTCAAAGGCAAAAAGTTGTGGGGTATTTTTCATGCTGCCACTCCTTTGGTTGGAGTGCAGCGAATAAAGACCAACGGCAAGCCTTGCAACTGGTCGCGGGCTTTGGTCTCGTTTGGGGCTACGGCTGAAACGGTACGAATGCGCGAAAGCTGCGCAAGCTTTTGATCGCGATAAGCGATAATAAAGGTATATAGCATGGTAAGTGCCCTATCTGTAAGTTTAGATAAGGCGGATCGGGTAGCCGCAAAGCAGTGCCCCAGATAGGAAGGCACAGCGGGGGCGTTTTCTTTGGCTCCCGACCCATGCCCCCGAATACAGCGTTTGCTTCGGAAAATACCGGCTACTAAAGCCCGTATTGGGGAAAATGGTTCTAACTGTCCTATCTGAGTCACAACTTGCGGTTGCTTAATCCGCCAGTCTGGCTGCTCCTTGCTTAAGGGAGTAGCTGAATAAAGTATTTCACAATTTGTGACTATTGTCAGCATTTGTTTGTTTGAATTTTTTTTTGCTGTTTTAGCTGAAAATACTAACGCACCATAATTTAATCGGTTTTCGTACAATGATTGACGGCAACGTTTAGATAAACCATAATGATGCAACGGTACGCCACTGGCGCAGTTAAACGGGCTAATTGTGATATTTGTTGAAACGACCATTTTTACAAAACTCCTAAAAGAATTGATGCACGACGACGAGTACCGCGAATTTCAGCAATATTTGGCAAGTAACCCTGAAAGCGGCAAATTGATAAAGGGCGGTGCGGGGTTGCGCAAAGTACGTTGGGGCTTAGACTCCCACGGAAAAAGCGGCGGTGTGCGGGTAATTTATTACTACGTACAGCCAGACAGCCACTTACGTATGCTGTTGATATACCCGAAAAACGAGCAAGACAATTTAACCAACAAGCAACTACAACTGTTAGTTGCAGCAGTAAATAGGTGGAATGATGAAAGATGAACTGTTTAGCCAACTGCTGGAAAGCGTTGAAGAAATGGGCGAGATTGTGCGCGGCGAACGCCAGCCTTCCCGTGAAACTTTTGTTGCTGCCGTTAAGGTGAAAGAAATTCGCCAAAAAACCCGGCTTACGCAAGCGGCTTTTGCAGGTTTGATTGATGTGCAAATAGGCACTTTGCGCAACTGGGAGCAAGGCCGCCGCGAACCCACCGGGCCAGCTAAAGCATTGCTTAAAGCCATAGAGCGCGATCCGGAGCATGTGCTGGCGGCGCTTAATTAATTTATTACCCATCTTATTTCCTTATTTGCGCACCTAGGTTTGCCAAACAAACTTAGGTGTCTTCTCCTGTATTCAAATGCCCACTAACTTTGCCCAGAGGTAAGGTTACGTCTGGGTGTGGGGTGCGTGGCGGTACTACCGTGCGCTGAATTTCTTCTATGGCCACAAACACAAAGCCGCATTCGTCGTTGCTGCAGCGGTACACTTTTTCGCGTACCAGCCGCCCCATAATGGTTGAGCGGCGTAGCAGTGCGCGCTGTTCGCAGTGCGGGCAGTTGGTGCCTAAGCCACCCATACCTTTATTGCCTTTGCTCATGCGGCCTCCTGTGCTGCCGCTTTTAGTGCTTGGGGCAGGGAGTTAATAACGGCCAATGCGGTATCGTGCTCTAGCTGCCTGCCGGGTGTGGTCATAAACCTAAATACCGTGGCGTAGTTAAGCTGGTTATCGCGGCAAAAGTGGCTGAGCTTGCCGCGCTCGCTGTGCAAGCGCAGTAGTGCGGTGCGTATTTGGTCTGATGACATACTGCCTCCTGATGATCTTAGGCAGTACTTTAATTAAATTTGTGATTATCATCAATAGCAATTGTATTGTTTTTGGTTTTAATGGGTTTTTAGTGATCGGTTTGTGTTTTTAGATAAGAGGCTTAACGGGCCGGAAAGCAGGTTTTTACTGGCATTCGCTAGATTATTGATTGTTTGCCATTATCATTTGTGATTATAATCAAAAATGTAATGCAATAAGATACAAGGCGCAGGATGAAAGCAGCAGAGATCTTCCGTAACAACATGGTTGATGTACTAGGTAAAGCGAGCGTAAGTGCCCTGGTTGAGGCATTTAACCTTAACCAAACCGGCGAGAGTATTGATTATTCTTACGTGCAAAACGTACGCAAGGGCAAGCAAAACCCGACTATTGAGAAGAGCGAGCAAATTGTGCGGGTGCTGCAGTTATTGCCTGGATACAGCTGGATTGACTACTGGATGTTTATGGTCCCGGATTACTTTAAGCGCTATTCGCAAAACGCCCTGGAGCAAAAAACCTTTAGCCAACAATATGCAGAGGGCTTTGTAGCCGAGGTATTAACCACTGCTCACCGTTTTAAAATTGTAGAGCTGGAGAAAAAGCAGTTTGAACAATTAACGGAACTGGCCAGATATATTCATCAGCAGCGGCATGGTGAGCCAGGTGAAGAGGTAAAAGTAGTTGAGCAGTTTATGGCGTAGTTTTAATGCAAGCTTGAAAGGGGCGAAATGCCCCTTTTTTTAATTGCTGGCATGCTGTTTTTTAGCGGGTAAGCTATATACGTTGTTTTTGTTATGAGCACTTATGCTCTTACTGTGATCTGCTATGTACTGTTGTAGTTCAGTTCGCCATTGTGTGTCTGCCTGCATTCGCTCCCAGTTGTGCGGCATATTTTCAATGTCCCATGCTTTAGTGCATAAGTAATGCGCCCTGGGCGCAAGTGCTCGCCCTTCTGTTGGCACCATTTCTTTCACACTACACTCGCTCACCCACTGAAAACCGTACCAGACTATACAGCTACAGATTGCCGCTATGGCCAACACAAACGCTAGCATTTTGCCTGTCTCCATTGTTGCCATGTCCAAATTACTATTGCGCCAATTACAGCAATGTTTATTGCTGGTACGCCGAAGCGATAAATGCTTTCTAGCAGATTAGTTTGTGCTACGAGGCGGTCTAGTAAGCGCAGTGCCTGTAAAAACACCATGGCCATGCAGGATAGGGCTATATATTTGGTTAACGTTGCCGCTTTAAGGTCATTTGCGCGGTGGTAATAGACAATGAGTATTACCGTTGCAGTATTAAATATGCACCATATTAAATACCAACTTGCCGCTGCAAACTCTGGGTGCCATGTGCTAAGCGCTGGCCAATATAGCGCTATGCGATCCATTGCCAGGCCCATTATTACCCAGAGCACCGCACTAAATCGGCCCGATGCGTCAACCTGCACAAACAGCGTGCTGGCAACGGCCAGCAAACTTATGGCCCAAAAATAGTGCGACATACCAATGATTATACTACCCACCGAAAACCTCCTAACCTTTAATTGGAGGCTCGTTACCCCAGCCACTGCCTGGCGTAGTGTCTGATTGCGATTCGCTTAACGGTTTAATAGGAGGTTCGTTACCCCAGCCACTACCCGGCTCAGTTTCGAGTTGTGTTTCGTTTAGAGGTTTAATTGGTGGTTCGTTACCCCAGCCGCTGCCTGGTGTGCCATCAGCTGCCAGCTTGGCAAGCGCAGCGTCAGACAGTGTTACAGTTTCAGTGGCAGCGGGTTGTGAGGCTGCGGTTGTTGAGCTGGTAATATTTGCTGGGCTAGCAGGTGCTGCGCTATACAGTTTGGCAGCGTTCAGGGGGGTGTTGTTGACTTGCATAATTACTCCTTTGCGTTGTTCAGTCCCGATTAAGATACATCAAAATGTAGTAAATAAGTTCTATATGTTTTGTGGTAATCGCCAGTTTGCACCCACCTTAAAACCGATATATGATTATAAGTTATTGTATTAAATAAACTTTTGACGGTTAACGCTTGTTATCTGTTTGAGTGAAAAATAACCAATTTATGGCGGGTTTTTGTGGGAATAGGCACTCGTTTGCGTGAAGAGCGGCTGATGCTCGGTATGTCGCAAAGTGACTTTGGGCAAGCCGGTGGCGTTGCAAAGAATGCGCAAAGCAACTACGAAAGCGACAAAAGATCGCCCGATGCCGATTACCTGGCGAAAATTTCCAGGCTGGGTGTTGATGTTGGTTATGTGATTACGGGTAAGCGGTTTAGCCAGCCAGAGCTGATGCTATTAACATTATTTAATAAATTGACAGGTGAGCAACAAGCCGCTGTTGAGGGGCTACTGCAGATAATGATAAAGGACTAAACATTATGTTTAAGGACAAACTTTGCTTTTTGTATATCAATAGTAAAGGCCAATTGGCTATTCATGAATTAGAAAGTGTTTCAGAAACTGAGTAGCACTATCAAGGGCTCACTAAAACGGGTTACCGCACATTTCGTAAAGATCGTATTATTAATACCGCCAGTACTTCATCAGCTTTAATAGATGAGCTAAATACTTTTGATGTTAATGGCTGGCAGCAATGGTATGCGACAGAAAAAGCAGCAGTTGCACCAGTACCCAAAGTAACGGCCAAAGTGTGTTTTACTGGATTTAAAAAAGAACGCAAAGCTGAACTGGAAGTAATAGCCGTTGAAGCGGGTATGCAACTAATTACGGGAGCATCAAAAAACTTAACTTATTTATGCTGTGGCATGAATGCGGGACCTACAAAAATGGAGAAAGCTAGGCTTCTGGGAGCGTTGATTTTAAGTGAAACTGAATTTTTGAATATGTTAGAGACTGGCGAAGTGCCAAATTCATATTAGGCTAATTAAAGGATTGTTGAATAATGGTTGACTTGCCTGATGAAAAAAATCTTATACACGTTATGCGATTAGTTGAAGAAGCCCTCAAGTATTTTTCTGAAATCAATGAAAAAAATTCTATTAAAGATAATCTCTTGTTGAAACATATAAATGACACGCTTTTCTTTATAGGCACAACAATTCAAGCTTACAAGCAAGGCCTCAGTCGAGAAGATTTTTTATCTTCAGTTTCAGCTCTTCTTTCTACTGTAGATACTTTATCCAAATACACCAATAAAGAAAAAGAAAATTTTAATTTTGATTATGTAAGTATTTTAGCTGGGCGACTGAGAAGTGAAATTAAGAAAATCGATTTAAAAAGTAGCGAAAATATCGACGAAAAAATCTTGTATTTAAATAAAGCTATTATAGAAATTAAGAATCAAATTAAATATTTTGATAGTGAGACTAAAATAAGAAAAATTTTGGAGGGTATGGATTCAAAATATAAACAGATTTCAGAAATTGAGATGCTAGCTCAATCAAAGTTTTCTGAGATCACGGAAAATTTAGAACAAAACTCTAAAAAAATAGCTGAGACAGTGGGTAAACTGAGTACTGATGCTGTTTCTGGACGATTTAACAGCCGAGCACTGGAAGAGAAAAAAAGCGCAGGAAGGATGCAATGGTCAGCTATCATATTGATGTGCACAGCAATTTCTTTAATTTTTTTATCTGCGACAAGATTGCTTGATTTTTGGGGCTGGCAAGATTTGTTGGTAAGATCGCTCTCTACGATTACTTTGTTTATTACAGCTGGTTATTTTGCGAATGAAGCTAATAAACACCGTAGGTTGCAGCATAAATACGAGCGCATTCATTTAGATCTTAGCGCCATTGATCCCTTTATTGCTACCTTCGATGATGAAACGCAACGCGCTTTAAAGAGCGAAGTAGCCCGCCGAGTTTTCGTTACCAGCCACGGCGAGGATTTTGCAAAGGTTGTTACTAAAGAAGATACACCCACTAACTTGGCTGAAGTTATGGGCGAAATGCTAAAGGTGCTGAAAACCCTAAACAAGAAAGACGGCTAGGCTAGCGCCTCATCCTCCACGTCGGGTATTTCACTGTTTTTTACTTCTAACTGCAGTGCGGTGGTGTAGCCGTTATCGTTGATGGTATGGGTTACTTCGGTTAGTAGCCAAGGCAGAGCGTCTATTTCATTTTTAAAGCCTTGCACCATTACGGGCGTTTCGGGTGTTAGCTCTGGCTGGCCTTTTGCCAGGGTAATGCTAAAGGTAGCCACGTTGCGCTGCAGGCGTTCCCATTCTGCTTTGGCGGCGCGTTCTGCGCTTTGGCGGCTGGCGTAGGTGGTGCGAAGTACTTTTATGTTGCCCTCGCTACCAACAATAAATTCGGTACTGCCGCGCTGGGTTTCTTCGCCGCTGTTGGTTTTGTATTTACGGATTGTTTTTACTACCTGCAACTGCGCTTTGTCGTTGCTGTGCCATACGGCTTTTACGCCGGTGTAAGCGTTGCGATCGGCTACCGATACGCTGTGGCTGTCGCCGCTTTGGCGGGTAATGGTGGTACCTGGTAATGGGGTACCGCTTAGTGTTTTCGCTTCGCCTGCCGGCATAAATAGCAGGTTGTTAAGCTTTACGGTGGCCAGGGCGTCAAACTGAATTGCTAGACGGGTTAGAAAGGCCGCGTCAGATTCATTTTGTTGGTCTATATGCGGCATTGCTTCTGCAGAGAGCGCTTCGGCAATTTTTGGTGTTAAGCCATTGCGGCCTGCCAATGTCTTTAAAATATCTCCCAGGTTGGTATCGTGGTAGCTTTGCTCGTGCAGTACCTGCATGCTGTCGCGCATATCGGCGGCTTTACCACGCAGAGTAAGAACATCGGGCGGGCCGTTGTGTTCTATTTCGTCTATGGTAAAGGTGCCTTTGTCTGTTAACGCTTCACCTTGCCAGCCAATAAATACGTGCATGGTTGCGCCCTTTGGCGGAAATGCCAGTTGGCCGTCGCTGTCGTCCAGTTCTATATCTACTGTGTCGGTTTCAAAGCGGCGCTTGTCGGCAAGCGTTAGTGAGATTAAACGGCCGCGCAGTGTTCTGGTAATGTCGGTACCGTTTACTAACACTTTGTAGTCTGGTACCGGTTGTGCTATAGACAGTTTTGGCAGCATTAAAATGAGCCTCCTAGGCCAATGCGGTTTAATGCGCCGTTGGTTATTAGCCCGCGGTCGTTGTCGTCTATACGTTTTAAGTCAATGCTAAATTCTATTCGCCTGGCTGCGCCATCTATAAAGAATTCGCTACGGCCTTTACTGATCCGCTCTATTACAAAGTGGCCGTGCACTGTGCCGCGGCCATCTATTAATGGATAGGCTTTGCCTGTGTCGGCCATTTTGCGAAGCGTGTCCAGGCTAAGCTCGCCCCCGGTTATCTCTGGCATTAACACGCCTGATAATGCCATGGTTTCGTCACCTACGCCCACGAACTGGCTAGATGGGCGTGCACCCACCCGGCTGTTGGTTGGGTGTCGCCAAACCATTTCATGCTGTGTTTGCTGAAAAGGTACAGTTTGTCTGCTGAATACAAAATAGCCCAGTGTCATCATCATGGTGGTTACTCCAAATCTCTAAGTGCGCTGCGCAGGCGGGATTTTTGGGCACGTTCTCGCTTGTCCAGCTCTGCCGCTATTTGGCGGGCGATGTCGTTGGCGTCCATACCTGGTTGGGGGTAAATGGTAATAGGCGCGTTGATAGACGCATCTACCTGTATGGTTTGCGGTGCCTTGGTAGGCTGCTTATCAGCCGCTGCTGTAAATGGCGAGTTTACAGGCTTAATGGCTTGTTGTTGGTTAGCTAGCGCCCCGGGTACAAACTGCTCGCGTATAGTGCGGGTTTCATCGGGTATGGCGTTCAGCTTTGTTGCCCTTAACTCTTCGGCTATTACCCGCTTCGCATCGAGCATTGGGGTTAATTGTGCAGGGCTTACCAGCTCGGTAATGGTACGTTGGCCATCCTGTAGTGCAGGGATATTAACCGGCTGCAGCTGCTCGGTGATAGTGCGCTGCGCGTTGGGTACAGGAGCTAATTGTGCCGGGTTTACCAACTCGGTAATGGTGCGTTGGCCATCCTGTAACGCAGGGATATTAGCTGGCTGCAGCTGCTCGGTGATAGTGCGCTGCGCATTGGGTACCGGTGCTAATTGTGCCGGGTTTACCAACTCGGTAATGGTGCGTTGGCCATCCTGTAGTGCAGGGATATTAGCCGGCTGCAGCTGCTCGGTGATAACTCGCTGCGCATTGGGTACCGGTGCTAATTGTGCCGGGCTTACCAGCTCGGTAATGGTGCGTTGGCCATCCTGTAGTGCAGCAATATTAGCCGGCTGCAGCTGCTCGGTGATAGTGCGCTGCGCGTTGGGTACCGGTGCTAATTGTGCCGGGTTTACCAACTCGGTAATGGTGCGTTGGCCATCCTGTAGTGCAGGGATGGTTGCCGGCTGCAACTGCTCGGTGATAACTCGCTGCGCATTGGGTACCGGTGCTAATTGTGCCGGGTTTACCAACTCGATAATGGTACGCTGGCCATCCTGTAACGCAGGGATATTAGCCGGCTGCAGCTGCTCGCTAATAACTCGCTGTGCGCTGTAATTTTCTGTTTTGATGGGTTCAGCCACTGCCGGCAGGGCAGAGATACCCAGCACAAAAGAGGCTGCAGTTAGCTGCTTGCTTAATTGGTTTACCTGGTTAAGCGGCTCGCTTTGTGAGCGCTGTATACCAAGTGTTAAGCCTGCCATGGTGTCATCGCCGGCCGCAGCAAATACGGTGCTTGGCGATTTAATGCCTAACACATCTTTAAACCAGCCAATGGCGCTACTGGCTGCACCTGTTACGGCATCTTTAACTGCAGAGAGCTTGCCTGTTATGCCCTCTACCAAGCCAGACATAAGATTGCTGCCAAACTCAGTAAAGCGCGCCGGCAGGCCAGAAAAGTACGCTGATATCTGATCCCAGTTATTAACGATAAGGCCCAATGGTGTCCAGCCGAATACGGTTTTCATGGCATCCCATATTCCGCCCAGGACATTACCGATAAAGTTGGCTATGCCGCTAAATAGCTCTTTGATAAAAGCAATGCCAGCCTGGCAGAGATCTCCTGCGCCTTGCCAGAGGTCAGCAAACCATTGCACTACTGCGCCAACGGCGTTGGCCGTGAAGGCTTTAATACCCTCCCAAAAATCGCCAATCCATGCTTTTACAGTGTCCCAGTGTTTAACCAAGAAATAGCCGGCAGCAATTAACGCGGTAATACCCAGAATAATCCAGCCGATGGGTGTCATTAGCAAGGCTGCACCTAAATTAAACACGCCAAGGGTTAGCATTTTAATCATACCGATAACGGTAGGTAACGTTTTAATGCCAAGTAACGTAGCGCCATACCTCAGCATGGCCAGAGGGCCGAGTATCCCCGCCAGGGCTAATGTTAAGCTGCCTCCGGCAATCGCTAAGCCGGTAACGATTGTCGCCACTTTAGAGAGTTTGGCCACCAGCTCCGGGTTGGCTTGGATCCATTTAACCACGGCACGTATTACGCCGGTAATGGATTTTACCAGGTCGCGTATGGCGCCATCATTTACGTCTGTTACTGCAATGCCTATTTCTTCCCAGGCGCTACGCAGGCCTTTTAAATCGCCGCCAATATTGTCGGCCATGATATCGGCCATTTTTTGCGACTCGCCCGGGTTTATTTTTAAGTTTTCCAGCTCGCTTAACAGGGTGGTAAGCTGGCCGTTCTCCATGGCTGCCACAAGTTCTGCCGCGCCTGAGCCCGCCTCTGCGCCAAAGATGGTTTGCATAATCTCTTTGCGATCTACGCTACCCATGTGCTTGGTGGCTTCATTAATATCTTTTAGGATATCGGGCAGTTGCCGCATATTGCCTTGCGCATCGCTAACGGCTAAGCCTAGCTCTTCCATTGCCGCCCGCGCTTCGGCTGCTGGTTTGGTTAAACGGTTTACCATGCCTCGGGTTGTGGTACCGGCCATGCTGCTTTGTATACCAATGTTACCCATGATGCCGGCCATTGCTGCGGCTTGCTCTAATGACATGCCAAGCTCTTCAACACCGCCCAGGTACTTCATGGTTTCGCCCAGCATTTGTAGGTCTACGTTTGCCCGGGCGGCGGTACCGGATAGCACATCGGCAATACGGCGCATGTTGCCTTCGACGGCCGGGTCTATTTTAAATACCCCGCCGATATTACTGGCAATGTCGGCTGTGGTAGCCAGATCGGTTTTGTTGGCCAGTGCGAGGTTTAGCACATCTTGCATCGATGCGTGTATGGCGTCTGGTGTAAAGCCTGCGCGTGCTAAAAACGTTTGTGCCGCGCCCACTTCTGAGCCCGAGAATGCAGTAGATGCACCTAAGTCTCGCGCTTGCTTGCGCAGCATTTGGAAATCGTTTGAGTTTTTATCCAGGCGCGCGATAGCTTGCAGCTCGCTCATCTGTTCGCCAAAGCCAATGCCAGGCTGCAAGAACCTGCTGCCGGCGTAACCTGCGGCAATACCTGAGCCCATCATTACTGCGCCAGTGCTAGCTAGCTGGCCGCGTACGCTGAGTGCTTTGTCATAACTTTGCTTCGCCCGGGCGGCGGCTTGTTGTTGCCTGGCGACTTGCTGCAGCTTTTGTTTTTGCAGATCAAGGTGTCGGTTTGCTGATGTGAGATCGCGCGCTAACTGGCGCTGGTGGTTAGCTAAGTTGCGGGTATTAATGCCGGCATCTTTTAACGCATTACGTTGCCGCTGTTGGCTAATTGTTAGGTTTTTATTTTGGGTTACCAGCCGCACGGTTGCCGCCCTTGCCTGCTCGTAACTGCGGGTAAGTTCTTTGCTTGGGGCGCTGCTGGCTTTCATTTCCTGGGCAAGGCGGGTGACTTCACGCTGCGCTTTAACCAGCTCGGCTGAGTTAGCACCAAGCTGCCGGCTTACTTTGCGGTAGCCATCGATTTGCCCAGCGGTTTTGTTTAGCTGTTTAACGCGGTCTTGTGTTTCTTTTAAGCCTTTTGCGGTAAGGCCGCCCGCATCACGCATTTTTTTTAAGGGGGCGGTGATGCGATCAACTGCATTAAGAATAACTTTAAGTTCAAGTCTGTTCATTCTGAGGCCTTGTTTACTTTGTTCCAGCGGCTTACCGCGTGTTCATGCCAGGTGCTTAACTCTTCCAACTCCATGGCCGCCATCTCAGATAGCGGCCAATGAAAGATCATGGCAATGTCTGCCATGAGGTCGTCTACACTGTGAGGGAGGCCTCGGTCGCTGTTTCCTCCGGATCCATCTTCAGTTTGCGTGGTACCAAAAAACCTGCAATCTCGCCGCCCAGTTGTACTAAGTCGGCCGGGTCTAGGTTCTGTGCTTCATCTTTGGTGATCATGGGGGTGCTAATACGCGGTAGCAGGGTATTAAGCGCGTTTACGTCCATGTTGAGTACGTCGGCCAATGCCAGGCCGCGCAGTTCGCCAGACTTAGGTTTACGCAGGGTGATCTCTTTGATTTCATCTTTACCCCGTTTAATTGGGCTATCCAGGGTGACTTTCTTTTGGGTTACGGTTATAGACATCGTTAGTTCCTCAGATTAAAAAAGGGCCAGCGACTGCTGGCCAAGACTTGCTTATTTGCAATGAAATTACAGGCCGATGTTTTTGCGGTGTTCGGCCATGCGATCTTCGCCGTTGACAATCTCAATCATATTGATGGTGTCAATCTCTACCAGGGTTTCGCCGTCAGACACTTCTTTGTAGTAAGTACAGGTCATGCTTACTTTAGACTGGCTGTTGTCGCCAGCCTTTTGTGTGCCGCGATCAAGCTCTTTGTAGCGGCCACGGCAGACAATTTCGACAGATGATATTTCGCCAGAATCGTCGCGCTGGTATGAACCAGCAAAGCGCAGCATTACGCCATCTGCCCGAGCTGCTGCCATCTGTCTTACCAACTGCGCCTCATAACCGCCCAGGGTAAACTCTACATCGAGCGCCGCATCATCCAGGCCCATGTCTACATTTGCCGCACCTGGCATGCCGCCTCCGCGGTATGCCTCAAACTTGCGGGTTAACTTGGCGGGTACAAACTCTTCGGCCATGCCTACCCAGTTTTCGCCGTCGGAGAACATATTGAGCTGTTTTAACTTACGTGGTAACGCCATTTTTTAACTCCTATGCTGCGGCTACTGCGGCAGCGAAATCGGCCAGGTAACGATCGGTAATACGTTGCTGTAGCGTCAAATTCTCCAGCGGTGGTACCGGGGTGTAGTCGTAGTCGATATAAAGCTTGCCGGTTTTTAATGTTGCTACGTCGTTGACATCTTCGTTGTACCAGGCTTGGCCATCAACGATGTAGCCAAGCCCTTTTAGTTCGCGGAACTTGGCGTTAATGCCTTCGATAATGTCTTTAACCAGAGTTGGCGTCATGGGCTTGTCGATTGCCCACATATGCGCTTCGGCCATAGTGTCTGCCAGTACCTGTGCGGTACGGGTGTAGTTTTCAAATTGAAATAGCGGGTCGTCAGAGCAGTTACGGCTACCCCAAAAGCGGAAACCCTGCGCATTAATTAAGGCGGTTACTTCGTTGCTGTTCAGATAGCCAGCATCAGTTGCGGGATCTTGCAAGTCCCAGAATACCGGTTTGCTTAAACCTGTAACGCCGTTAACTGCCACGTTGGATAAGGTTTTGTGCCAGCCTTGTTCTTTATCAATTTTGGCGCGTAACCCCAAAGCGCGGGCGGTTGAATACCCTGTGATGTAGCCATTGGTTTCGGTGTCCCAGACATTAAAGTCAGGCCAAATAACCATTAACTCCCGGGCACTAAAATTGTCGCGGTAGGCTACGGCCTCTTCTTTCGTTGCGCAGCCGTATGCACTTACATAGGCAAAGCCCCGCAGTTTCTTGGCAATTGATACTAGCTCTGTGGCAACAGCTAGGTTGTCTAACCCAGGTACTCCCAGTATTTTAGGTTTAACGCTTAATTGCGATTGTGCAGCAAGTAAGGCTTTTAAGCCGGTATACTCGCCAGCTTCTGTGGTGGTACCGACTACGTTAGAGGTGGTTTCAGTTTCGTTGGCACCTGTAGCTACGCGCACCACCACAACAAGTGTGTTTACCTGGTCGGCGATGCCTTGTAGCGATTTACGCAAGGTACCATTGGTGCCAGCTTTGCCAATGGCTAGCTGTACATTGGTAATTAATGTGGCTTTATTCAGCGGAAAGGTTGTTGCGTCTGCATCTTCTGCTGTGGCTACCATGCCAATAACTGAGGTTGAAACGGTTTTGATGCTGCGAACGCCGTCGTTTACTTCGACAACGCGCACGCCATGATGGTATTCCATAAAATTGCTCCGGTAAGTTTTGCAAAACTAAGCTTGGTTAGCTTGCAGAGCATGCCGGAGCAGTGCCAGTTGCACAGGTGGTATCAGCGGGTCTATAACGCTATGAGAGTGGATAGCGACTCTTAATTTCCTGCACTTTATTTCGCCAGGCTTGCTCGGCCTCTGCGGTTTGGTCGTACTGCCATTCCATATAAAGCGGGTCGGACTCTGCGCGATAAGCCTCTTGCCGTTTTTGGATATTTTGGCTTAACTCATAGGCCTTTTGCTGCAGCACAGAATCTATTTGCTCTGCGCTCATGCCTAACGTTTCTGACATAAATTGCCGCTCAGTATTGGTGTGGGTTGAGCCTTGGTGAATATAACTAAACATTGTGGTTTTCTCCTTTAAGGTTCAGCAATCAGTTACACAAAGAAAGCAGGGCGAAAGCCGATGAAATTGCCCGAGTTCAACCGCGAAAGGTGCAGGAGGAGCGCGGCCAGGCCGGCATTGGCACCGTTGTCCCAGTAGCCACCGCGTAGCGGGAAACGTTCACCAAAGTTACGCGTATATAATCGGCCGGGTAAAAATGGCGATTCTAATGAAGCGGACTCTAGGAGTATGCGGCGGAATAATTCTGAGGGGGTATAGCTTGGATCCTTAGTGAGGCCTCTAAAATCGACTGAATTGCTATTGCCTGCATTTTGGTTGTCGCCGATATTACCCTGGCGAATTGTTATAGACGCGCTTAATTTTGGCGCTCCGCCGGTTGCAGCTGTTGAGTCATAATATGCTGGATGATTTGCCCAGTTTGCCTCAGCCACCGCAGGGTTGTTATCTAGGGTTGTAATGATTCTGCCGTCTTGCAGTTTCATTTGATCTAACCACTCCCACACATTACCTGTTAGGTCGCTGATACCAAAGGCGGTATGATCGTGATTCCACGCAGCAGGCCCTTTGCCGGTATCTGTTCTCGCGGTACCCTCTACATCACCAGGAACGCCATTATCTGAACGCCTTGCTGTTTCATGGGGCTTTTCGTGACTGCGGCCGTAAAAAGTGTTGCCCCTGGGTACGGTATTGTTTGCCAGTGACCACAGCGCAACTGCGGCCCATTCGTGAACGGACATAAGATGCCAGTTAGTTCCTTTTTGTGTGCAGAGTTGCTTTGCAACATCAAAATTAACGGAAGTTCTTGGCTGAACACCACCTATAACTGCTGTGCCGCCCGCCATAGTAGATGCCAGATATTTACCGATAAGGATCTCACCCCTTGGTACGCCGTTCGTCACAAAAGCAGGGTGGGTGCCTGTGCCCAGTTGATGATTAGCAAGGCCAAGATCTTCTACGTTAAAACGAGGGATCACGCACATGATATTAGGATTGCCCTGGGCGTCATACACTACGGTATTACGGCCACCGCTATTGTGCTCAATGGCTTTTTTGTAGCCATCTGTAGCGATAATAGTTAGTTGGTTCGCCCGCGCGGCGTAGCCTGCCTCTACTGCAGCAATAGACGCATTGACCTTTTGGTCGATTTGCCCCATTTTGCCGGCAACTTCCTGGGCTAAAGCTTGCGATGCAGCGACTTGCTGCGCTGATGCCTGTTTTAACGCTTGTACCTCTTCGATAGTGCTCATTGTGTTACCCCTGTATTAGTCGGATTTTTTCGCTCAGTTGCATGTTCCAGTGCGCGTTTTTAATAATTGCAGTAGCGCTTTGTAAAAAGGCAGCTGCGCCGGCAATGAATTCTGCGTCCAGAATAAGATTTAGGTTTTCTATACCAACGACTACTGTAATGCTGTCGGTTGGTAGTGCTTCAATATTGAGTGTGAACCACTGAACCACTTTTACGGCTGGCGTTCTGTAGCCCAGTGTTTTATTTGCCTGGCTGTAGACGCCAAGCAGTGTGCCGTCGGCAAGGTAAATACCAATTTCGCGAATTGCATATTCTAAGTTCCCTGCAAAAACCCCTGCTAAGCGCAGGCTTTTACCGGCATCCTGATAATCACTAATCTCAATCTTTTCACGCAATTGGCTAAGCTGTGTTTGGTTTTTGTTGGGTGTGTAAGCCGCAGAGCCGAACGCCATGTGCGTAATTTGTGCTTTTAAGCCTTTGTCTTTTGCTGCAATGCAGGCAGCAAGGCCTGCTTCAGTAAACTGCAGTGCTAATGCCATTAAAGTTCTCCAATTAAAATAAGATCTGACAATATCGAAAGCTGGGATACCGCCGCGAACTGAAGGGTAAACAATGCGGTGTCTGGTAAAACCGGCGCGAGGTTCAGTTGGTTATCTATGCAGTTAATGCTGTGGTCCACTAGCGTTAAATAGCTCGCGGCATCTAGATCGTCGGGCACCACAGCTGTAGCATCTGGCTGCAAATCTATGACGCCAACGCCAAATGACAAGCCGCCACTTAGCGCCAGTGATTCTTCCAGGCTAATGCCCAGCTCCAACTCAAAATGCAAGCTGCCACGTTTGGCGGCGTGTATCGCTTCGGTTATGAGTTTAAGCATTTTGTTGGTTAGTAAGCCGTCGGCATCGGCTGTAATATTTTGATTGATGAGTGCTAGTACGGTCATGGTGCCAGGCTGGCCGTTGATACCGTCTTCCCACCATTCGCGAATTTGTGTTTTTATGCCCAGCGCATTTAAAGCGTGCTGTACCGCGAAAGGCGTACCTTTGTGTTGATGAATAACAAACGCATCGTTAATTACCTGGCGTTTTATTTGCTCTGGCCAACTGTCCATCCACTGATCAACAGAGTAGGCCCAAGCTAACCATGGTAATAATTCGGCAGGGCATAGCTTAGGATCCCAAAGTGTTTTTATGGTTACCGGTATGTCTGTTGCCTGGTTAATTATGCGTTCAATATCCCGCTCAAGTAGCGTGGCATTTGGGGGGAGTAGGCTGTTATTCATCAACACCCCCAACAGTAACATTGGTTGCGGTGCAAAAACTGGCTTGGGTTGGGCTTATCACCAGATCGGTTGCAGGGGATGATATAAGCACATTACTTACACCTGGTTGATGCAAGGCGCGGTGTATGCCGGAACGGGTAATGTTAGCGCCCAGTCTACGTTGTTCAGCAATATACTGACTGAGTTCATTTTGTGCTTTTATTAATACAACAGATGCGTCAGGGCCTGGCTGCATATATAGCTGAGCCGTAATGCTGTAAGGAATGATCTGGGCAGGCGCCACCGTTACCCGGTCGCCTTGCGGGCGTATTTTGGATGGTATTGCGTTTTGGCTGTTACCGTCAGGCGTCAGGCCAAAGTATGCTCTTACTGCAGTTAATGTGCTGTTGCTTGGTGTACCGTTTCCCTCGTGGCTTAGAATGGTAACAGTGATATTGCAAGGGGTTGGGCTTTCGGCGTTAGCATCCAGAACCCGACCATCGGCGCTGAGAGCAAAGAAAATATAGGCGTCAATGCTACCTGCAGTATTGAGCCCGTCAAACGCCATTTGTACACGGCGACGAAAGTTTTCATCACTTTCACGCACTTCTGGTGTAGGTGGTATTGCGTTTGGGTTGGCTGGCTGCACAATGAGCGGCGTTAAATTGTAGCGCGAACCCAGCGCTATAAGATCGTTGCCAGTAGCTGATGCCAAAATGTTTGCCCGGGTTGCATCGTTTATTTTGGCGATTAAATGCATTTCGCGGTACGCGAAAACCTGAAGTAGCCGGGCTAGGGGATCTGACTCCAGTGTTAATGCTTCGCTGTATTGCGGATCAAGCGTAATTAATATTGCTTTAAGATCGGAATACGTTTTCTCAAAATCTAGCGGTGTAATGATATCAGGTACCGGAACTTTAGAGAGGTCAATTAGTTTTTGCTGGCTCATAAGGTAACCTTATAGCTTTCAGGTAGCGTGTTTCGCTCGCCATCTATTCTGTCTACGGTTAAATGAATCGTTAACTTGCCGCTTTGAGGGGCCGGTTCTATCCGCAGTGCGCTGATATTAACGCGCGGCTCCCATTCGGTAATGGCCATTACGGTTGCGGCCATTAGCTTTAAATCAAGCGCCGGCGATTGAGGTCGGTCTATTAATTCAAACAAGTCTGAACCATAGCTTCGGCGCATTATGCGGCTACCGCGTGGCGTAGTTAGTATGTCGTGAATACTTTGGAAAATGTGTGCGGCGTCATTAATTGACTGGCCGGTTTGGCGGTTAAGGCTTAAATAATTCATGCTACTGGCCCGCCTGTGCGGGGGGTGCCAGAGGGATGTTTGTGGATGCCGAACTCGATATCATCAATATTTACCCCACCTTTATTAGTGAGTTTACCGTTGTGATTGATAGCACCTTCCACCTGCGCACCTTGTTTTACCGTGAGCTTTTTTTCCACCTCAACATTGCCAGTGAATTTGACGTTGGGCACATCTATTAGTACCTGCTCTGATGCCTGCACTGTGGCGGTTTTTATGCCGGTGGCATTAAGTGCCCCAGCTTCGGGGTCATATTCAATTACGGCCTCATCCGGGTAAACAGTGCGGTGGCGGCTGGTGTGGTCGTCTGGCTCAGGGTGTTCGTCGCTGTATAGCGCGGGCAAAATATAGGCATTGGCCAATTCGCCAGATGGGCTTAGCAGCATAACTTGCTCGCCAGGTGTTGGTCGCCAACTGGTTTTGGCTGTGCCGGCACGCCTAGTAAAGTATGGCCGCCAGTCGGTTAAAATATTGCCAGATTTTACCCGGCACAAATTGCCCTTTACTTCGTGGACGGTGCCCAGGCGTAAAAGGTTATCTATGCGTTTTTGTAGGTCAGCTAAAGCTGCAGCAATGTTCATGCCGCTATGGTTGGTTGTTGCTGGGTAAGGTGCAAATTGGGCGGGTGGTATCTGCTAAGCTATAACGCCAGATACTTGATAACAATTTCTTCTATTGCATGTTGCTCTTTTTCGGTAATGCCCAGTAGTTCCCGCTTTGGCATTTGTACATTTTGGTACTTGCTTAGTCTGGATCGCAGGCCGTAGTGGTGCTCTCTAGCGACTTGCGCCGAGAACCCGGCAAAACTTACTGCTGCATGATCGCTGGAGGCGTTAGCTTTTAACCACCTGGCGCGCACAATTTTTTGAAACATTAAGCGGCGCTTTATTGCACCTTTACGTTGCTGGGTTTGGGGTTTGCGTGGTTCGTATGGCGTGCCATCTGGCGCATTGTTTTGCTTTATCCGTTTAGCCTGGCTGCTCCTTAGGCTCCTGGCTATGTCGCGCGCTAACTGGCGGCGCGCAGACGGAGTTAGTTTTTGAATTAACCCATCGAACAGCCTGTTTATCTGTTCTAAGTCGTTGGTGGCCATAGTGTCAATTCCTGGTTGGTGTATAGCTGCCATTCTATGCCGCTTTCATCTTGCCATTGCGGCTCGGGTAAATGTTCTACCTGCAGGCCGTGTTCGGTGGGTGTGACTTTTACCCGCTCGGTAAGTGCCAGCTGTATCTCGATATCGCAAGTGGTGTGGTTAAGCATTTCAGCTTTAAATTTAAAACCATTGGCGCGCTTGTCGGGGTTGTTTAGTAGCTCTGGTTGGTGTTGGCCAAGCCAGCCAAGAATAGGCACTATTACGGTGTCGGCATGGGCGGCGTAGTCGGTAAGAATAATAATGCAGGTAAACTGGTATTCGAAGCTGAGGTTTTTGCGCACGCCGGTAGCAAAGATATTACCGTTCTCAACAAAGATGTGTAGGCACTCGGGGTTTTGCCTGATGTACGGTACGGCGTTACTTAATAGCTCTCTTAGTTGGTTTGGTTTGTTCACGTTGTTTTTCCTGTTGCCGTTGTTGGCAGTCGAATGTCATATCTACCTGCGCAGCACAGGCATGCCATGCCTGCAGTAGTTGTTCATTGTCCTGCAGTTGAGACTCGTTGCTCGTTGGGTTGTTGGGTGGCAGTTGGCATGGGGTAACGAGTGGACAGCCAAGCTCGATATTCTGCACTGCCGGTAATGGCGGGGCGCTGCTGCAACTGCTTAATAGCAGTAGGCAGCTCGGTATTAGCCCAATCCCGTACGCTTTGTAATTCATGTTTAAGCCCTTGTAATTGCGCTTGAAACTTGCCGTTACTGGCGGTTACTTGTTGTAACTGTTTACTTAGTAATGCCTGTGCTTGCTGGTTTTTCTCTGCCGTGGCGGTAAGCTCGGTGATGCTATTGTTAACTGTGGTAAGTGCCTGGGATAGTTCGCCCAGGCGTTGGTTAGCAGCAAGCAATTGGTTGTGTTGCTGCCATAGCAATAGCGCCGATATTAAGCAGAGGCTACTTAATACCAGGGAGCCAAGTGGCAGTTTACTTAGTAGTGCTTGCATGCTGTTCTGCCTGGTAAACGGCTTTTAATTGTTGGTAAGCGCGGGCCATTTTGCTGTCGTAATGGTTTTCGGCATAGGCGGGGCCATTATAACGTTTGGCAAAGTCTGCCCACTTTTTGGCTTTGAGCGCTTTGTGCAACAAAGGATCGGCCTGAATAAAACGGGTTAGGGCGTTTAAGTGCTCGCTTTCGCTTTGCTCCATGGCTTCTTTGTAGGCTTTAGCACTGGCGTAGCCTAGGTGCTGCCAGTGAAATCCCATGATTTGAAACATACCCCAGCTTGTGGCTTCTATGGCGGCTTGTGGGTTCAGCATGTGTGCCATATTAAAGCGCTGATATTCGCCGCTGCCGCCTATATAGCCGCCACGTTCTTTGCTGCATAAATGCGGGTATAGGCGGTTAACCTCATCAGCAAGTTGCTGGCTTTCGGTTTGTAACTGCCGGTAAAAGATATGCCGCTCAAATAAAATGGCTGGCCGACCGCAGGCAAAGAAGCCGCTGCCGGCAGATTCTACCTGCGCTACTGCACCGACAGCCTCAGGCTCTACGTTTAGCAGTTCTGCTGCTGTGATGATGGCTTGGCGGGTAATTAGTTTTTCCCTATTAACCCCTTGCAGTGCAGCTTGAGTGCGCGGGCCCACCTGGCCAACAGGGGGCAGGTTATGATTAAGTTGAAACTGAATAACGGCCTGTTCAGTTTTCTCGCCAAACCAGCCGTCTGCAGTTAAACTTTCGCCAAATTCGTTAAGCTTTTTTTGCAGATCGCGTACCGGATAGCCTGTATCGCCACGTTTAAGTATGGTCATGAGTTCACCTTCTGCTTTGGCTGCCAGCGCAGTAGCTTGGCTATGCGGCATTGTTTGCTGGAGCTGTCTTTAAAAAGTTCGGCTACATTGCCCTTGAGGCTGTAAAGCGCAGTGCAAAGCAGGGCATTTAACGTAAGGCTGCTAATACTAGGCGTACTCGCTGATCCCATAACGCCTTGCAGCGTTTCAATGCCCGCGGCCACAGCAATAATGTAGGCAGTAAAGCTGATAAGGGGCCTGTGTTGTGATGCTTGGCGCTCAAACAGCACAATTCGAATAACAATGAGTAGGCAGATTAAACTGTTCAGGATGATCATGTTTTCCCCTTGATATTACGCAGCAGGCTAAGCCAGCTGTCTGGGTTGTTGGATAGGTGAATAAGGTATTGCAGCAGCCGAACCACAATGGCCGAGGCGATAATGGCAGCCATGCCAGCGTTAACCGGTAACGCATTGGGTAAGAACATGCTGAGCAAATGAGCTAGCCATTCGGCACATAGCCCGCCGCCAATAAAGGCCGCAACAAAAAGCCCAAGGCGTTTTAGCCGGCCTATGCTTTCATCAGATAAAATAAACAACATGGCACCGGTGAAGGCACCTAAAACAACCGCTGGCTCTACGCCTGGCATTAGCGTGAGTGCGCTGGCGGTAGCAACTGCAAAGGTAGCGGTGGTGGCTGATACTGGTTCGCTCATTATTAATCCCATAACTTTATTTGTGGTTTGGTAGGTTGCTGCGCGGCCTCGGGCAATGTAATGCGCGTGCCGGTGGGCAGAATGGGGCCTTTACTCGCCAGGCCCGGGTTTTGCTGCAGTACTTGCTCTGTTACCCCTGCGGTGCGGCCGTAGTAGCGAAAGCAAATGCCGTCTACTGTGTCGCCTTCAATGCTGCGAATTTCATTGCCTGTCATATCAGATCAACTGTAACGTGGCTTTCGCCTAGTATGTCGCGTATAGCAAAGCGGGCGTCGCGGTATAGATCTGTGATGGTTTGGTTTTGCTCAGCTGCGTCTTTAGTGCCTTTGCCGGTGCTGTCAAAGTCGGCATAACGCTCTAACAGGTTTGCCCGGGTCAAACAGTAAACGGCGCGTAAATAAAGCTGAACTAGCTCGCTGTTGTCATCAACGCTCTCGGCGGGTACCTGATCTAGCATGGCGTAGCCGTCATCTTGCTGTTTTTCACGCCATATTTTTAAGTCGCGGTTTACTTGAATGATTGCGCTTACCAAAGCGTGCTTTAGGCGCTCGGTGGTAACGGTACCGTCTAACCTTACCGTTTTGCGCAACGTGTTTAGATCCACACTTGGCCAGAAGGTACCGTTGGTAACAGTATCTTCCTGGTTGCTTGCAGGTTGAACGGCAATAAAGCTCATTGTTGTACCCTAAACCTAAAGTTGGGCGGTGGGCTGGCCTGTGCAGTGAAGCTGAGGACTACCTGCAGGGCCAGCGCCGCCCGGGTGCGTGGAACGCTCGGTTAACTGGCTTCGCCGCTTTTGCGGCTAGCCGGTTGTTTGGTTGCCGGCACCGTTCCGGTGGCTTCCGGCTTATCGTTTTCCTTGCTGGCGGGCTGAGGGTCTTTTTTCAGCTCGCGTTGCAGGCGCTCGATAAACTTTTTAACGCCGCAGCGCTCATGCAGCTGCAGGGCTTTTTCGTACGATGTGATGGCGTCGGTAATATTGCCTTCGCTCTCCTGGGCTAGGCCAAGCTGCTTGTAAAGCTTGGCGCGGGCTTCGTCGTACATATCAAAGTCATGTGTGATCTCGGCGGTTTGTAGCAGTAAAGCGGCGGGTACCGGGGTGTCTGCATCGTGCAGGCGGTGGGCGGTTTCTGCTACTTCTTCAGCGATGGTGCACGCTAAGCTGCGCTCAAAGCGGTCAGGCATAATTAGCTTGTGCGATAGCGCATATTCAGAAAGTGGCAAGGCTTTTTCGATGTCGCCAATATCGATATACCAAAGCATGATAGTTACCAGCACTTCATCTTGCCGGCCGCTGTTGCTATCGAGTACACCAGCTATGTAGCTTTCGTACTCTGGCAGCATTTTCGCCTTGGCTTGCAGCTTGCGCTCCAGGCTCTGCAGGGTTTTTAGTGCCCGGCGGTGCTCAGACAGCTGCATTAACATTTGTTCATGCAGGTTGCTGGCTTGGCGCGTCATGGCCTGGGTTTCGCTACCCAGGCTGGCGGCCGTCATGCGCTGGTAGCGCTTTTGGGCGGGTGTGGTCATTGGGTTACTCCGTTAATTCAATGTTTTCTGCCAGTGCAACCAGGCCGTAATCTTCAATTACGTAGGCATCATTGCTGCTTTCAAAGTTAACGATGCGGTCTTTCTCCGGATCGTCTTTGATGTGACGGCGGCGCGCGCTGTTTTGGTAGTACATTGACAGGTTGTCTAAGCGGGTAACTAACAGACCGGTAGCAGGGAAATGCGGTACACGAACTGCAGATAAACCACCAATGCGTTTTTGGCTGATAATTAAATCTGCCGCCATGGTTTCGGAGGGTTCGCGGTTTTCATTTACCAGCGGGAAGTACTTGTCGCTTAGCATTTTGCGGCCGCAAATGACGACTAACTCAGTATCGTCTTGATACCATGGCTCTAGCATGTTGTTCACCATGTCGTATACCAGGGCGTCAAGGTTCTTATAGCCGGTTGCTGCGGTAGCGGAGCCGCCAATGACAATTTTCCCTGAGCCATCGGCAACTTCGGCCAGATGCCGAGCGGCAGCGTACTGGCGGATTTTTTCTAGCCAGCCAATGTTGACGTCTTGTAATAGCGGGTTAGTGGTGCGGTTTGAGGTGGCTGCGCGGCTGGTACCGTTAAAGCCAATCATCATGCGGTCTAGTGCCTGGCGCTGCAAAATGGCATTACGAATTCGTACCTGAAAGTCTTTAAATTTAGCCCAGGCATCCAACTTGGCGTAGCGTATGCCGGTGTCGAAGTTGGTCTGGGTGCAGTGGTAACCCTTTGCATCCAAATCGGTTGGGTCAACCGGTGTGCGTTTGCCGTCGCCGGTGGTGTCGGTGGTACTGGCAATGGTACCGTTAATGCCCAGACCTAGCTTTTCGCCTTGCTGTTCGTCAACGCCTAAAATATTGATTCGGCTTAGGAAAGCAGAGCTTTCTTGCATGCGAGTTTCTAAAGTTTGTTGTACGGTTGGGTCTACCGAAAATTTAGTAGAGGCGGTATCAATGCCGTTTAGCTCTGCCTGGCGGCTTAAAAACTGGTTAAACAGTCTGCGGGTTTCGTTACGCATTATTGCTCCTTAGCAATCGGTTTGTTCTACGGTATCGCCACCGGTTGCCGGGGAGCGACGGAAAGTACCTGGTGCGTCCTCTTGCTCCAGCTGTTTTTTTAGGTCTGCAAATTGCTGAGTTAGCGCATCAAGCGATTGCTGCAAATTGGCAGCTTTTTTATTGCTGTCGTTAATAGCGCTGGTGAATTGTTGCTCTGTTTCAGCGACCGCCGAGGCAATGGCTTCTACTGCTTGAGCAATTTCTGCAGACTCAGAGTTTTGCTGTTTTTTAAACTGGCCTAGCAGATCCCTTACTTTAGTGAATAGGCCGGGTTTATCTTCCTGTGCTTCTTCCAGCTCTAAATCGAACTCTATGGCAGCTGTGAATAGGTTTTCTGGCCGCTGCTTGCGTGAGGCCAGTGGGCTTTGTTCAGCCTTGGCGCTAAACTCCAGCATGTCAGTTCCCAGCGACGCCGGGCTGTCTGTTACGGCCAGGCCTACCAGGTAGCATTGCCCTGTTTTTGCAAAATCAGGATCAATCTCTACAGAGGTGTACATTTTTTGTTTTTTCTTGTTTAGCGCTACCAATTCCGCTGTGGGCTCAATTTGGGCAAACAGCGTTAATTTGCCGTCTACTTCTTCTGCTTTTACAGCGGTGACATCGCCATAAGCCCCAAAGGGCCCATCAGGTACTATGCCTCGAATATGCTCTAACCATACCCGGGCACCATATTTAGCCAGGTTGTATGAATTAACGATTTCTTGGATCCATTCCCGCTTAACTACTCGGCCATCGGTAGTGTGACCTTCGGTAAATACCCGGAAGAACTTTGACTTTGCTTTGTTAGCTGCTGACATGACAAACACCGTTAGTTATTGATGTTGGTATGGTCAGCAGTAGGGCCTAAAGTCGCAAACTGCGCTGGCGTTATACCGCCGCTAATAACGCAAAGATAAAAATGGGTTTGGCTAACGGGCTAATACACTGCCCACATGAAGATAAATCCCGAACTTAATCAAAAGCAGCAGGCTAGGTTTTTATACTGGCAGGGCTGGGCTATTCGTAAAATTAGCCAGTTAATGGATTTGCCTGAGAGCACCATTAGCAGTTGGAAGAACCGTGAAAACTGGGACGATGCCAGCCCGTTAGACAGGGTAAATAACAGCCTGGAGGCCAGGCTGCAGCAGTTGATCTTTAAAGATGATAAGGACGGGAAGGACTTTAAAGAAATTGATTTGTTGGGCAGGCAGTTAGAACGAACCGCACGGATTGAGCGCTACAAAGGTGGTGGTAACGAAGCCGACCTTAACCCTAACGTGCAAAACCGCAATAAAGGGCCGCGTAAGCCGCCGGAAAAAAATGCGGTTAGCGATGAGCAGCAACTGCAGTTGGTTGATGCGTTTCAAGAAGGTTTATTCGGTTACCAGCGTATTTGGCATAAGGCCGGATTGGCTCATAGGATCCGCAACATTCTAAAAAGCCGGCAAATTGGCGCGACGTACTTTTTTGCGCATGAGGCATTTATTGATGCGCTGGTTACTGGTCGTAACCAAATTTTCCTGTCAGCCAGTAAAAGCCAAGCGCATGTGTTTAAGCAGTACATCATTCAGTTTGCAAAAGACGTTGCCGGTGTTGAGCTGCGCGGCGACCCCATTATTTTACCTAATGGTGCCCACTTGTATTTCTTAGGCACCAATATTCGCACCGCCCAAAGCTATCACGGCAATTTGTATCTGGATGAGTATTTCTGGATCCATAAATTCCAGGAGTTCCGCAAAGTTGCTTCTGGTATGTCGTCACACAAGAAATGGCGGCAAACCTATTTTTCAACGCCTTCCGCTATTACTCACGATGCTTATCCGTTTTGGACCGGTTCGCTATTTAATAAAGGGCGCGCCAAGGCCGACAGAATATCAATTGATACAAGCCATGCAGCGCTGGTAAATGGCCGGCATTGTGATGATGGCCAATGGCGGCAGATTGTAACGGTAGAAGATGCTGAGCGTGGCGGCTGTGACTTGTTTGATATTGAACAACTGAAACTGGAAAACAGCCCAGACGAATATACCAACCTGTTCATGTGCCAGTTTATCGATGATACGCAGGCGGTTTTCCCGTTTACGTTAATGCAGCGCTGCATGGTTGATAGCTGGGATATTTGGAGCGACTTTAAACCCTTTGCACCAAGGCCTTTGGCGTACATGCCGGTTTGGGTTGGTTACGATCCTTCCAAAGGCGCGGGCGGTGATGGTGCAGGCTGTGTTGTTATTGCACCGCCAGGTGTACCGGGTGGCAAGTTTAGGAACATCGAAAAACACCGCTGGCACGGCATGGACTATGAAGCACAGGCCAAAGCAATTAAGCAAATCACCGAGCGCTATAACGTAACCTTTATCGGTATCGATACCACTGGCCTTGGTGACGCCGTTTACCAGCTGGTAAAACAGTTTTTCCCTATGGTTACCGCCTTTCATTACAACCCTGTACTGAAACAACAAATGGTCATTAAAGCGTACGACGTGATCAGCAAAGGCCGGCTGGAGTTTGATACCGGTTGGAGCGACCTAAGCCAAGCGTTTATCAGTATACGCAAAACACTGACGGCGAACGGCCGCCAAACCACCTATCAATCATCCCGAAGCGATGAAGTTAGCCACGCCGATATTGCTTGGGCAACCATGCACGCACTTTATAACGAGCCAGTAGATCACAGCTGTGCTAATACCTCAATGTTGGAGATTTATTCATAATGAGCCGCAAACGTAAAACCGCAATGGCTGCTGCAGCGCCTGCACAAACTGAGCAGCGAATAGAGACTTTTACCTTTGGTGAGCCTATGCCAGTGCTAAGCCAGCGCGAAATATTGGGTTATCTGGAGGCGATGAGTAATGGCCGTTACTACGAGCCGCCTATGTCATTAAGCGGCCTATCTAAGATATACCGAGCCGCTATTCATCATGGCAGTGCTATCCAGGTTAAGCGCAATATTCTAAAAAGCTGTTTTATTCCACACCCCAAGTTAAGCCTGCAGAGCTTTTCCGCATTGGCCATGGACCATCTGGTGTTTGGCAATGCCTACCTGCAGCGTGTCAAAAACCGATTAGGTGGTTCATTGCGTTTTGAGCATTCACCAGGCAAATACACCCGGGTAGGGGTAGAGCCCGGCAAGTTCTGGTGGGTACCTAATTACCAGGAGGAAACGGAATTTGCAGAGGGAAGCATTTTTCATATCAAGGAGGCCGACATTGATCAGGAGGTCTACGGCATACCCGACTACGTAGCCAGTATGAACAGCTCGCTATTAAACGAAAGCGCCACGCTGTTTCGCCGCCGCTACTACGAGAACGGCAGCCATGCCGGCTTTATTTTGTATATGACCGATGGCACAGTAAATGAGAATGATGTTAAAAAGCTGCGCGAGTCACTACGCAACAGCAAAGGCCCGGGTAACTTTCGCAACCTGTTCTTACACGCGCCTAATGGCAACAAAGACGGCCTTAAATTAATCCCCGTTGCCGAGGTGGCAGCAAAAGATGATTTCTTATCAATCAAAAACGTTAGCCGAGACGACCAACTTGCAGCACACAGGGTACCACCGCAGCTCATGGGCATAGTGCCCAATAACACAGGTGGCTTTGGTGATGCGCAAAAGGCAGCAGAGGTGTTCGATGCAAATGAGATGGATTGTATTCGCCAAACATTGCTTACGGTTAACGACTGGGCAGGGGAAGATATTGTGCGGTTTAAGCCTTATGCACTGGCCATTGCGGCAGAGGGTGAAAAATAGTCAACGCCGAAGTCAGCATGCCCCGGACGGTCCGGGGCTTTTTTTTGCCTGTCAGCACCGCGAGCGCGCGCTCGTTCCCCCGCCACGCCTGCCCGCTTTATGTGCCGCAAATAACGCAGCAATGCATACCCCGAAAACCAAGCCATTTAGCCGGGTTCAGAGCAAATCTAAATATCTAATTTGTAACGCAAAATAACGCAAAAAATCCGATATATGTGATCAGAGCTTTTACAGGTTCTTACCTAAGATGTGAGGGGGGGCTTCGGAAAATAGTAACCTCAGTAATCAGGATAAAATCAATAACGTAAGTGTATGAATTTATTGGTTTCTAAAGGTTACCGCTCCGGTGACATCAGGGGTAACCTAAAAGGTAATAAAATTTTAAGCAATTGATTTTATTAATAAATAATAAATTAAAATATTACTATATAAAAAGGTAATCTGATTACTATTATATTACCCATATAGTTACCATTTTGCTTTCGAACTAAAGCATTTAAAAACAGTTACTTATTCTAGAAATTTTCTACAGATTACACAAATTACCTTTTTCCGAAGCCGCCTCTAACTTTATATTTAATTGTATATTTAAAGTTAACAATAATAGTTCTCTGCAAATGCAATAGCTATAAGCAATCATGCTTGCGATTCATTTTGTAGCTGCTTGGCGGGGATCTTTAAGATGGAGTTTGTGTGGATACAACTGGGTATAAATTTGCCATAGCGTATTTAGGTTTCGGTGGCCGGTTACCTGGGCAACATCTTCAATACCATAGCCCAGCTCAAACAGCCTGCTAGCACCTTCGCGGCGCATATCATGATATCGGAGATCGCTAATACCCAACTTATTTCTAGTGCGCTGAAAGCCTGCTGTGACAGAGCGCGGGTTGAAAGGAAAGATCAAAGTGCTATTGCGTGGTTGGCGCTCCAATATTTCTGCTGAATGGCCAAGTAGCGGCACAATCATATGGTTTCCAGCTTTCTTTCGTGGATCTTTTCTGTCCCTCACCAATATACAATGCCTCTCAGCGTCATAATCTTCCCAGCGTAAATTGCAAACCTCACCAATCCTCATGCACGTTAATATTGAGAAGTCGAACAAGTCACAGAAAGGGATAAGCGCTTGCTCTTTAGCTTGTCGTTCTGCTAAGCCCTGCATCATTAAATCAAATTCATTGCTTTCAAGCCGGCGTGTTCTGCGTTGCGAACGTCCAACTAGGCCCCTTTTCACCAGCATTGGCATTGCAGTTTCAACAACACTCTCATCACAATCAATACCATATGCTGGCCTGGCTATTTTCAACAAACCTTTCAGATAAGCAACATCATGGTAAACCGTTGCAGGGCCTGCTCCAGCATCGCGCCTTAATCTGCAGTGGTTAACCAGATCATCGATTGATATTTCATTTACTGGCCTGTTGGCCATGTCGCAATCTCGAAGCAATTTAATGACGTACTGCTTTGTCCTGCCGCACCTATCCCAAAGCTCATTATCGGCAATAAACAGATCGATAAGGTTGGCCAGCGTAACAACGATAGCCACTCCAGATTTGGGTAGGCCGTACTTCTCAATTTGCTCAACTCTAGCCGAGCCCCATGTGTTAGCTGCTTTTGATGAACTGAAAGTTTGTGATTCCTGGTGTATAATGCGCCGGTCTTTTTTTACCCTGACAGTGCATCGATACCTGATCTCGCCGTTAGATTTTTGCCGTGGTTCAACATGGAATGACGCCATCTTTGGGGATCCATCCTATAAGTGTGGGGGACATACGGGGGACTTTAGATAAAAACTGGCATGATTTCAACACAACTTGCAGTAATTGAAGTACTAACTAAAATATTATGAAACATAGGAATTATAAGGTTTGCTTAAGAATATCTTAGAACAGCGCTTCTCCGTAGCCCCGATGTTGGATTGGACCGATAGACATTGTCGCTATTTTCATCGATTGATGACGAAGCACAGTGTCTTGTATACCGAAATGGTGACCACTGGTGCGATTATTCATGGCAAAGGTGATTATCTGGCGTTTAATGCGGAAGAGCATCCATTGGTGTTGCAGCTTGGCGGTTCTCATCCGGCC